GGCCGAGCCTGAAGCACCCCGAAGGCGAAACGATTTGGTTCACGGACCGCAACGGACACAAGGCGCCGAAGTATCTCGCCCTGGCCGAAAAGATTTTCCCCATCGCCAACGGGGACACCTTCGCGGTGGGCGACGAAATTATGCGGCTGTGCCGCGCGCTGAAGATTCGGCCGGAGCACCTCGCGGTGGACCGGACCGGCAACGGCCAGGGCGTCTATGACTACATGCGCGCGCGCTGGTCGCCCATGGTCATCGGCGTGAACTTCTACGAGGGCGCCTCGGACGTTCGGGTGTTCCTCGAAGACGAGGACACCGCCAAGGAACTCTACGACCGCGTCAACTCGGAGTTGTGGTTCGCGCTGCGCCGGTGGCTGGAGTTCAAATACCTGTTCGTCGCGTTCGAGCTGGACTCCGGCGAGCTGTATCCCGAGCTGACGGACCGGCTGTTCCGGATGGTCGGCAAGAAGTCGCACGTCGAGTCCAAGAAGGAATACAAGTCCCGGCACGCCGGCAAGTCCCCGGACAACGCGGACGCCTTCACGCTTTTCCTACAGGCTTGTCGCAAGGGCTTCGGGTTCACGCCCAGCATGGCCGGCGACACGGACGTGGAGCCGGTTGAGACCCAGACGGACGAATGGAACCCGCACGAGCGGGACATAGGCTGCGACCGGATGAACCGGTTCGAAGACCTCGACACCGCGGTGGACGACCTCGAATTATGAGCGTGAAATTCAACCCGGGACTGCACCCGCCCGGTGGCTGGGTATTCGTTGATGCCCAGGAGGTTAAGCACCGCGGCGCGTCTAAGGCCCAGCTCATCGCGCGCGTGATTAACTATCGTGTCATCAATCACTTAGCGGTGGGGGACCCCGCCGAGGAGGTCAACGCCCAGCTGTGCAGGAACTTCCCCGGCTACTGCCGGAGCACGCAAACGTCTCGGCCGAAACGAGTTATGCCACAACAGAACGTCGGATGCACCTCATGCGGAAAGAAGCGAAAAACGCGGTAAAAGCCCTTAAGCGCGTGGTGGTTGCGGTCTCCACCGGCTCCAAAGTTTTCGTGGGCGAAAAAATCGAGGGGCAGCGCCTGGACGCCTGCCACCGGTGCCCGCACTTCCTGCCGAAGACCAAGCAGTGCGAGCTGTGCGGCTGTTTCGTGGCCGCGAAAGCCAAGCTCGCCACCGAGAAATGCCCCGACCATCGCTGGCCCTTGACAAACGTCTGAAAATCTGCACTTAAGAAGAAGATGCCTCTCACTCCATCGACACCAGAGCCCGCCTACGGCAGCACGCCGCCCGGGGATTTCAAGGGAGCGGTATCTCCGCCCGACCTGAGCAAGAACCTGAAGCCCGGCAACCGGGCGATTCGGGATGCGATTCAGGCGAAGAACATCATAATGACGCTGCTCGCCGCCTCGCGCGAGCGCAACATCAAGAACGCGCGCATCCAGGCGAAGGTCAACAGCGAGAAGCCGCACCGCACCGACTCGTTGGAGAACGAAGGGCTGGCTTGGAAAGCAAATTTTTCAACGAAGGTCCTCGCGATGCTGGTCGAAAAGGTCGCGCCGCGCTTCGTGCAGGCGGTCGAGGCCACGAAATACATCACCAACTCCTCGCTACCCGAGGACATTGAGGGCGCCGCCGAAAAAACCGAGGCCTTCCGTCGCGAAATCACCTCGACCGCGCGCAATCGTCCCGGTTGGCGAGATTTTCTCGGTGACTTGGCGCAGGAGAACGCACTTTTCGGGTTCGCGGCCGTCGCGCACCTCGACGAGTTCAGCTGGTTCCCGAAATTTTTCCGCCAGGACTTCATGGCGATTCCGACCGGCACGAAACCGACGCCCGGCAAGGCCCAGGTCGTCGGCCTGAAGGAAGTTTTCCTGCTCCACGAGCTGTTCGACCTCATCCGCGACAAGGAATCCGCCATCGCGCGCGGCTGGAACATCGAAAACGCGGTGATGATGCTCAACGCATCGATGCCCCAGGACCGGCGCTCGCAGTATTCGGCGTGGGAACGCGTTTACGAGGACCTGATTCGCGAGTCGAACCTCGGGCTGAGCCACGAATCCGGCGCGCGGGTCGTCGTCGTGTGGCATTTGCTCGCGACGGAGATTGACGGCAAGGTTTCCCACTACATTTTCGAGGAAAAGACGTTCACCGAGCTGTTCACGAGCGAGGACCAATACGAAAGCATGTGGGATGCGGCCCACTTCTTCACTTTCCAGCAGGGCAACGGAACAATTCACGGCTCGAAGGGAATCGGCCGCGAACTTTACTCCATCGCCGGCATCATCGACCGTTCGCGCAACGAAGTGGTGGACCGGCTCAACCTTTCCGGCAAAGTTATCATCCAAGCGGACGAAAAAGTCCTCAAGCGCTTCCGAATGTCGGTCGTCGGCAACGCAATCCTCATCGCGCAGGGCTATAGCGTGTCGGAACGCAAGCTGGACGCCGCCGTAGAGCCGTTTATCCAGCTGGACCAGTTCCTGACGAACCTTTTGGACCAGATGGCCGGCGCCACGACGCCCAAAGCGCTCGAAGGCGAGCGGGTGACCAAGGCCGCGGTGGATTTTCTCGCCTCGCGTGAGGAAGAGACCAAGGACAACATCATCTCGCGGTTCCTCACGCAATTTTCCGCGATGGTGACGCCCATGCAGAAGCGCATGTGCGACCCGAACACTTCCGAGGACGATGCGAAGGCGATGCAGGAGCGTCTCCTGAAAATTATGAAGCGCGAGGAGCTGGACATGCTCGCGAACATGCCTTCGGCCGAGACGGTGAAGGACTACACCGAAATCGAGCGCCAGCAAATCGTCATCATCGCGCAGGAAGCCCGCGGCAACCCGCTCTACAACGGAAAAGAGATGGAGCGGCGCAAACTCACCGCGCTCATCGACGAGGAATTCGCCGACGCCGTGCTTTTGCCCGACAACGACCCGACGGAGCAGGCGGAGCAGGCCCGGCAGCAAATGCTGGAGCTGGCGTCCATCATCATCCCGCAAAACGCGGACGTGCCGGTGTCACCGCGCGACGGCCACCTCATCCACCTCGGCGTTTTGATGCCGGCGCTGGAAACGACCGCGCAGCACGTCGTCCAAGACCCGCACGCGCTGCCGACGCTGATGGCAATCCTGAAGCACGCGAAGATGCACGAGCAGGCCGGCCTGCAAGTGGGCGTGAGCAAGCAGGACATGGCCCCCTTCACGGACATCATCAACAAACTCGCAGCCGAAATGCCGAAGCTCGCCGAGGCGGCTCAGCAACAGGCCGCAGCCGAGCAGCGCCACGCCGAACTTCAGGCGGGCGCTCCTCCTGGCCCCCTCGACGAAAACGGTCAACCAATCCCTGGCGTGTCACCCGCTGCGCCCGAGCCGGCGCCCGAGGCCGCGCCCGCCCCCGAACCCGCACCACCCGAAGCCGCCCCAGCACCAGCCATCTAATCCGGTCCCCTACAGACCATGAACGCAAACGAACCCATCGCATGGGATAGCACCAACGCGAAAATTCTCAAGGACTTCATCGCCTCGAACACTGGGGCCGCGGCCCTGGCGTCCACGCTCTACCAGCTTCCACCTTTCGACCCTAGCACGCCTCACACGTTGCTCGTGTCAACCCTTCTGCGCGAGGGCTACCAACGCGCAGTGCAAACTTTTCTGGACCTGCAATCGCACCAGCCGCCGCAGCCGGAACCCGAGAGCCGATACCCGGACCTCGACGCAAACGAGAATTGGCCGAAGGAGCTTCAGCTTCCCGAGGACGAAAACCCTACAGAGTAACCTATGCCCGCTCCCACGAACCCCAACGCACCCGGCGCTGACCTCAGCGCGAACATGCCGTCCATCTCCGCCGAGACATCGAGCGCGCTGGACGACTTGTTGAAGCAACAGCAGGACGACAACCAGCCCACGCCGCCGGCCAAGCCCGACCCCACGCCGACGCCCGCGCGCGGACCTGATGGCAAGTTTTTGAAGCCCGCGGAACCCGCGCCCATCGTGCCGGCTACGCCCCCGACCGAGCCCAAGCCGGACCCGGCCCCCGAACCGAAGCCCGACCCGGCGCCGGCCGACCCGTTCGACGTGGCCCCGCCGGCTAACCTCAAGCCTAAGGCCGCGGAGGCGTTCGAGAACGTCAAGCGGCTCGCCAAGGAAAAGGTAGCCACGCTCCAGGCGGAGCGCGACGAGCTGGACAAGAAATACAAGGAGCTGTCCGAGAAAGCCGGCCGCGTGGACCCGAAGGTCGAGCAGGAGCTGAAGGAGCTTCGTGAATTCCGGCGCAAGCTGGACGTGGAGGCGGACCCGGAGTTCAAGAAATTCGACGACGAGCACAACTCGAACGCCGAGTCCATCTACGGACGGCTGAAGGCAGTGGGCGTGGCCGATACGACCATCGAAAAAATCAAGGGAATGGGCGGCATCTTCAAGGTGCAGTGGGACCCCATCCTCGAAAAGATTCCGTCGCAGGCCCGCCGCTTCATCGAAGTGAAGCTGACCCAGCTCGAAGACCTCCGCGACAAGAAAGCCGCCGCCGTCGCCGCGGCCAAGAAAAACTCCGAAGAGTTTTTGACCCAGCGCGCCCAGGCCGGTGAGCAGAGCAAGCAGGCTTTTCGCGCGCAGGCCTCGAAGTCGCTGGACTCGATGTTGCCGAAGATGGACTGGTTCGTGGAGAAGAAACCCACGGACAAATCCACCGAGGCCGAGAAGGCGTCCATCGTGGAGCACAACAAAATGCTCAACGACACCAAGGAAGCCATCAAGGAAGCGATGGAAGACGACAGCCCCGAGATGCGGTCGTTCCTCGCCGTCGGTCTGGCCCAGCTGATGAAGCTGCGCGTGGACTACACGTCCGCCATCAGTTCGCACAAGGCCGAGGTGGAGAAGCTGACCGCCGAGCTGACCGCCGCCAAGGCGCTCCTTGAAAAGGTCAAGAAGGGCTCGACCAATCGCCTGCGCGAGACGCCGGCCACGACCAACGCACCGAATGCGGTGGGCGCCGGCATCAACGAGAAGCCCGGCGATGCGCTCGACCGGCACCGGGCTGAAGTGGAAGCCAAGCAATGAGCCGACAGGTCTGCATCTGCCTACCGAGTTACAAATCGATGGAGCCACGGATGGCTTTTTCGGTGATGTCTCTGCTGAACCGTGCGAAGACGGCGCAGACGGCATCGATGCTGGACTTCGGCGATGCGTTCATTGTTCATTCTCGAAACAAACTGGCCGACCAATTCCTCCGAACAAAGATGGAGTGGCTGCTAACCATCGACGACGACATGGTCGTCCCATTTGGCAATGCTCAACTTTTTAATTCGTTCACTGGCTTCAATCTGCCTGAGCGCTTTGCCGGACTCCACGTCATTGACCGCCTTCTCTCCCACGGTAAGACCTTGGTTGGCGCACTATACATGGGTCGTTGGGAAAACGGCAAAGCGATGTATGGCGAAGGTTGCGACGCGCAAGAACTGAAGTATGCGCGGTCCGGCCCGCATGATGAGTGCAAACCCACACGCTGGGTCGGCACCGGCAGCATGCTGGTCCACCGGTCCGTGTTCGAGGACATAGAGAAGAAATTCCCGCACCTCGCGCGCGGCGCGAACGGGCTCGGGGGCCAGTGGTTCACCAGCTCCGAGCACGACCTGCGCGCAGCTGTGGAGAAAGCCGTCGCGATGGCGGACCCCGCAGCGGCGATGCGCTTTATCAGCGACGCGCTGACGATTTCAAAACGAAACTCCAGCCTAGGCATGGGGGAAGACGTGCAGTTTTGTGTGCGCGCGGCCCAGGCGGGGCACCAACCCTTCGTGGACATGGGCTGTCTCTGCGGCCACATCGGCAGCTACTGTTATGGCAAACCGACCCGATAAAATTCTCCTCTCGTTCCTGTTCTGGGAAGGTGACAAGGCCATGATGTGCAAACTTGCGCGGCTGGTCGCCGACCTGGAACCGCGTATGTCCGAGTCCGCCGACGTGCTTTTCTCTGCGCGCTTCGACTGCACGCATGACCTCGACACCATTCAGTATGTCTCCCGAAAATTCAAAGTCCACACAAACATTTGTCGCGGACGCCGGGGCGTGGGTTGGCCTGCCGGCTGCAACGACATCGTCTTCGGCACTCTCGATTACGTCCACGATTACGGTGCGGCCCGGCGTATCCCTCCTTACAAGGCTGTCCTCCTTTTGGAGGCGGACGGTGCGCCACTTCGGACGGGCTGGATAGAGGACCTCTCGCGCGCGTGGGACGAGGCGAACGCGGTCAAACCAGTTCGCGTATTCGGCCCATTGATTGCCGACGGCGTGCCGACCGCCGGGAAGCAGCATATCAACGGCAACTGCTTCGTCTCTGGCGACATGTCTTTTCTGCACTGGTTCACCCGCAAGCTGGGCGGTTGCACGCCGCGCGCGGGCTGGGACTGGATTCTTGCACCGCAATTCAAGCGCATGGGCTGGGCCGACTGTAAACAGATGCGGTCTTGGTGGCGCTGTCCGCAGGTCACCCAGGAGACCTACAACGCGCTGCTTGACGCAGGCGTCAGCTACCTGCACGGGTGCAAGACCGACGACGTGCGCGAGCTAGTCCGAAAGAAATACCTGTGATTGGACCCCTGGGAGAAAATCTGATTTTCGCAATCGGCACGCCGCGCTCCGGCACCACGCTCGTTCAGCGCGTGCTCGCGGGCCACTCGAAAATTTTCGCGACCGCCGAACCCTGGATTATGCTCCACCCGCTCTACGCGTTGCGCGACGCTGGCCACACGGCGGATTACGACGCCAATCTCGCGCGCGAAGGGTTGAAGGATTTCTGCCAAGTTCTCCCCGGCGGCGAGCAGGCGTATGTCGAGGGACTGCGACACCTGTTCTGCGGGCTCTACAACGGGGTCACACCCGCCGACAAACAGTGTTTCCTCGACAAGACCCCCCGATATTTTTACATCGCTCCTGAACTGAAGCGCGTGTTCCCGGCGGCGAAATTCGTGTTTATCCTCCGCAACCCGCTAGCGATTCTGGCGTCCACGCTGGACTCCTGGCTTAAGGGCGAGTGGCACGCATTTCACGGCCACCTGCCGGACCTGAAAAACGGCCCGCGTCACATGGCGGCAGCTCTCGACTTCTTCAAGGGCGACTCTATCCAGTTTCGATACGAGAACTTCGCGCAGCATCCCGAACCGGAATTCTCGCTCCTATGCGACCGACTCGAACTGCCGTTTGAGCCAGACATGTTGAACTACGGCACCAAGCCGAAGCCGTTCGGGCGAATGGGCGACGCCGTGGGAATACCCAAGCACACGCATCCCGTCAATGAGAGTGTGCAAAAATGGATGGAGACGCTGTCCGACCCCAAGCACCGATTTTTGGCCGAGCGATATCTGGAATGGCTGCCGGAGGACACCTGCACGCGCTTGGGATACCCCAAGTCCGAGATGATTCGCGCTCTTAATAGCCTGCCGGCGCCGCCGTCTGAATGCCCCATGTCCGGACTGGAAGATATTTTCAAATGAACTTGGACTCCAAAATCTATGTCGCCGGCCACCGCGGACTCGTCGGGGATGCCGTGCTTCGACTGCTCCGCGTGCGGGGCTTCCACAACATCGTGACGGCGACCTCCGCCGAGATGGACCTCACCAAGCCGGACCTCGTCCGTTGGTTCTTCTCTGTCCACAACATCGAATACGTCTTCCTGTGCGCGGCGCACGTCGGCGGCATCCTGGCCAACGACACGCACCGCGTGGACTTCTTGCTCAAGAACCTCGCCATCCAGACCAACGTCATCACGAACGCGGCGGCGTATGGCGTGAAGAAGCTGCTCTTTTTGGGGTCGTCCTGCATCTACCCGAAGAACGCCACCCAGCCAATCACGCCGGACGCGCTGCTCACCGGGCCGTTCGAGCCGACGACCGAGGCCTACGGCATCGCCAAGTTTGCCGGCATCCGGCTCTGCCAATACCTCCGGGACGAGCAGGGGAAAAACTTCATCTGCGCCCAGCCGCCGAACCTCTACGGGCCGGGCGACCGGTTCGACGCCGCGCGGTCGCACGTCGTCCCCGGGCTAATTACGCGCATGCACCAAGCCAAAATGCTGGGGCTGCCGGAGCTGGCGGTCTGGGGCGACGGGACGGCCAAGCGCGAGCTGCTTTATGCGGATGACCTCGCTGTGGCCCTGCTTTTCCTGATGCACGCCTACGACGGCCGGGAGCCGGTGAACACCGGCAGCGGCGACGAATGGACCATCCGCGCGATTGCCGACGAGGTCCGCCGCGTGGTCGGCTACCAGGGCGCCCTCTTCTTCGACGACTCTAAGCCGACGGGCGTCCCCCGCAAGGTGCTGGACAATTCGTTCATCCGCGGCCTGGGCTGGCGTCCGAAGGTGGATTTTCCGGAGGGCCTGGAGCGGACGTATCGGGGCTTCTTGCAGCGAATGACGTTGGGGTCTTGACATTCGCGGAAAAGTCCACACTGGGATAGGTGTGAAGACTTGCACAAAGTGCGGACAGACTAAGCCCCCCGAGGCATTTCATAAATCCGCGAAATACAAGGGCGGGCTTGATTGTCACTGTCGCGAATGCAAAAAGGCCCGGCATGTTGCAT